GTACAACCTAACGCTGCGGACAAAGGTATCTTAGACCTCGCGCCGATATTCCGAGAATCACTACAACACGACGCTTCACTTTTGACAACGTCAGCGGACGCGGAGAACACCAGCGTTGCTTTCATTTCTTGCACGATTAAAGAAGGGTGGCTCGTTGACGGAGTGTTCACAGTAAGCGGTAGCGGAATGGCTGACATCGACGATGTGTACGCTTTTCTTGCTGAATATCAAGTAGCAGACGGATACAAACCAAACCCAAACACGCGTTATGCGTTAGACGGAGTTGACAAGTACGCAATGAGCGAAAGAAATGTCGACACTCACAAATGGAGCGAAGCGGCAGCGCGTGGATTGTCAAACGACTTCGTTTACATTCCAACTCGCGTGGCTGACTATGGTGTTTTGTACGCACCTTCTTCAACGGCGTTACTTGCCGACAACGACTTTGACATAGTGGTTTTTTCTTCGTACGACGACAGCGACGTTTTGATTGACACGCAGTTTTTAACTTTGCAAGGCAACCCGTCTGGCGTCAACGTAATTGGTGCGTTTTACGCCAACATAGATTTATGGGGTGGGTTAGATTTAACAAGCAAAACGAACGTTGTCAGAAAGGTCACTTGCGTACATATCCAAAAGTGCAACGTTGTTCCATTGGTCTAACAAGTTAGTTCCAAAAATCAAGTTCGACTTCTGATAGAAAGCCATTGTGTCGTCAGACATTCCAGGACATTCGATAACGTCATACTGTCCCTGCCAGTTCATTACAACTGATTCTCCTTGATAAAGGTAGTAACCACCACCAAGACCAAGAATCGCGCTTCTGTATGCTTCAGCAACGTTAGAAGAAACTGCGATTACAGGCTTCTCAGTTGCACGCTTTACGCGTGTTGGAAGTGTAGCAACAAGTTTCGCCATTTCGTCAATAACGTTTGCAGAAGTGATTGCTTCTGGATCAGCAACGTCAAGAACAGCAGCGTCAGCCAAGAACAATGTCTCGAAACCTGCGTATTCGCCAGAGTTAGCGTTAACACCCTGCCATATCAAGACCTCGTTGCGAGCTGCAACACCTGCTAAAACGTTAGCTATAATAGCGTCAGCCAATGAAGCGTGAAGTTGTCCGTTTTGCTCAGACTTCGCTTCCCAATCTGCTAAGAAATCTTTTTTGCACAATTGTCTGTGAACTTGAAATTTCTCAAGTGTCAAGATACGCTCGGTTAATGTAACCGTTCCAAGTGGAGTAAAGTCACACGTTGGAGCTTCGAAAGTAACGTTGTCAACGAGCTTGCGAATAACTTGCTTGTATTCGATGTTCTCTCTTATTGTAACCGCAGCCAAAGACTCGTTACTTAAAAACGCAGCGCGGATATATCCTGCTGCTTCTCTACCTGCGTAGGTAGTTGTTAATGATGTTGTAGTAGCCATTTTTTATTTTATTTTTTTATTTGTTTAAGTGAAATAAGAAACGTTCTTCTGCGCTCATTTTGTGATATGGCTTCGAAGCTGTTTGTTTTGCTTGCTTTACTTCTTTGATTGAAGTCGCAGCAGGCTGTGCGCTTAATTTTGTTACTTCGCTTGAAAGATTCTCATTTGCTTTTTTAGCTTCTGAAAGTTCGCTTTCCAACTTAGCAACCAACGAAAGAAGTCCTTCAACCTCTTTGCTTAGTGATTCGTCCGTAGACTGTTTTTCTTCTTCAACTTCAACCTCTGGTTCTTCTTCAACCATTGGTTTCAATTCAACAAGTAGTCCGTCTGCAACAACTACAATCACACCTTCTGCTGTTGTGTATTCTCCGTCCGCAACCACGACTTCATTGCCGTCTGCGTCCTTAGATAATACACGAACACCAGGCGCCCATGTGTCGCTGTCCGAGTAGATACTCGTTCCGTCTGCAAGTATTGCCTCAACCATTTGTTTAACCTCAACTACTTCTTCAGCAGATAGGCTAACATTGTGTTTTGCGAATAGTGCATTTACTTTTTCTCGTAAATTCATATAAGTGTTTATTAAATGTTTAGTAGCTAAATAGAAAAACTCGTATATTTGTTTCACAATTCGGCTTTTCATAGGTTGATTTTGATTTTAGGTTTGAACGGGGGAGTAGTTACCCCCGTTTTTTTTATCCTAAAGAATCGAGTATAGCGTTTAGCGTCTTCATTTCGTCCTCAGTTAGTCCGTAACTTTTGAACCCCATTTTACCGCTCTCGTCCGTTATTTTGGTGAGTGCGTTAAGAAACAGGGTAGCGTCGTCGTTGAATAGTTCGACCTTTAAGAAACCACCTGCTTCGATATTCATTACTTGTTCGGATCGTATGCCCAGTTCAAAAGAGAAATAGTTCGCTTGCTTCCGCAGACGTTTCCGTTGCTGTCTTCTAAAATGTCGCCTGCTGAATTCTCACGCATACGATTGATAAACGCGATTGTCTTTCCTGCGTCTTCGTAATGGCTGTCGTTCCAATCGGCTTTGTTCGTTTGAAGAAGTTCAAGATTTCTGTTTATCGGCGCACGATCAAGTGAAGCCAACTGCGAACATTCGGTTTCTGACCACGCTTTTAGTTCTGAGTAGGTCATGTTCACCGCGCTCATGTAGTCGTCGTAACGCGCGTCTATTTCTTCTTGAGTGGCTAAGGTTAACAACTGCGTTAACTCGTCCATAATGGCAGCGAATTCGTCGTGCTTACTCATGTACATTTCTTTCTCTACTGCGAAGTTTCCTTCGATTGAAAAACCCAACACTTCTTTGTTTTGAATCTGTTTTTTCACTTCGTCGTTCTCGACCTTCATGCAACCGAACCACGTTCCTTCTGGAAGGTCGAAGCCGAAGTTCTTAGACTTGTCGTTTTCGCCTTCGATTATCCACGTTTCAACAAGCGACACACCTTCAACAGTTTTCGCGTGTTCAACCGTTGCGTTGTTCGTCATGTTTTGCTTTAAGTAATTGTAAGCAATAGCGCGAATAGTGTCCTTTGAATACTTCACATAGTATTCTTCGTCCGTCTTGTCGTCACGTCTGTAAATCAGTTGGTCGGGAATAAGTAACGCACCATACAAAAGACCTCTAAAATCTTCTTTGAATTTTACAGAGTGTTGTTCTGAAAGTGCGACGAAGTCCACACCTATTGCAGGTTGTTCAACAACTGAGATTGCGAACACACCTAACAGACCAGCGTCGTCGATTCCGTATTCAATAACTTTAATTTTTTTCATATTTTTATCCTCCTAATCGTGATTGGTTTTGTATTAATTGTTGTGCTTCTAAATTGCTCGACACCTGCGTTCCAACGACGTATGCCTGTAGCGGTGGTTGTTGGTTGGGTTGGTTGCCAACAAAGGCAAAGTTTGCAGGTGAAGGAGCCTCAGTACCTCCCGCACTTGGAACGCTTCCACCACCACCGCCACCACTTGTCCCACCGCTTCCGTTAAATTGTTGTTTGCTAATTATAGCCACGCGTGCAAGACCTTGGGCAATTGCAATTCCTGCCGCTACCGCTGCGCGAACAGGTGCGTCTGGTGTACTGATAACCATTTGCGAACGATACGCTCCTTGCGCTGCTAAGTAAGTGTCTATTGTTGCTGTTGCAATGCTAACCCCCTTTTGAATTTGGAACGCTTTCTTTTGTTGTCTTTCGCTATCTCCTGCAAATGCACCAGCTAAATCACTAATAATAGATAACGATGTCTTCATTGCGTCGACGCGAAGCTGTGCTTTTGCGTCTTCTGCTCTTCTTAAATCTTCAATTTCTTGTTGTGATTGTTGCGCTCTTAATGCAGTCAGATTTGCGTGAATCTGCATTTCAGTAACAAGTTGAGTGTCTCCTGCTTTCTTTTGTCTTTCTATTAAATCATTAATTCCGATAGACGCCATTCGATCATCTTCAGCCATCATATCATCGTTCAATTTCTTACGACGTGCCATTTCAGCGTCGTCCGCTTCTTTCTGAAGTTGTTCCGCTGTCTTATTCTCTTTGTTTAAATCTTTTTGTATTGCTAATTCTTGTTTCTTTAATTCATTAACAGTTGTTCCTGTTGCAATTGCAAGTTTGGCATTTCTTAAAATTTGTTCTTCTTCAACAAGTTGATTTAATTCTGCTTGAAGTTGTTTTTGTCTGTCGCTAACAACTAAAACTTTTTTTGTTTCAATATCTTTCTGAACAAAGTTTGCTCGTTCAGTTGTGTATTGTTGCTCCGTTCCAATCAATTCTTCTTTTTGAAGATTTGCTTTTATCAACCTTTGCTTTTCTGCAATAACTCCAAGTTGTTGCGCTCTTGCATCTTCAAACTTTGCTATTGCTTTTGCTCTTTCCTGTTCTTCTTTATAACCTTCAATAGTTAAATTCTTCGCTTCTTCAACTAACTTCTTTCTGTCTGCTTCACCTGCTGCTGTTATACCGCTTAACAAGTTTCGAGTTTCAAGTAACTTGTTTTCCTTCTCACGAATTGTATTAATGTCGCCAGTTGTTTGAGCAATCGCAAGTTCATTCTCTGCAACTTTTATATTGTTCTGCGCCTTTTCTTTTTCAAGTTCAAGTGTTTTTGAACTTTCTCCGTATAAGGTTTTCTCTTTGTTAATACGATTGTCAAGAATCAAGTTTTGTTTTTCAAGAACAACATTTGATTCTTCAAGTTTCTTAACTTTCTCAGCCGTTCCACTTAACGCTGCGTTTATCTTGTCAAAGTTTACAACAAGTAATGCAACAGCACCACCAATCGCAAGTAATGGATTGCCGACAATAGCACCTGCGAGATTAGCAAGTCCTTTAACTAAACCGCCAACCTCATCTTTTAAAGTCTTAAAGTCAATACGAGATACCGCATTACCCATTGCGCTTAACGATTGACCTGCTCCTTTTAAATCAAGCGACATTAAACGCGAACTAAATAACCCGATGTTATTTGAAAGACCTTCGAAAGCATTACCAGCATTTGCGTTAATTTCTGACGATAAGTCGGAAATGTTATCCTTCAACTCGGCAGCACGCGCAGATGCTTTTTTGAACTCCTCGCTTGAAGCGTCCATTTGTAACAACTGCTGATTCAGCGCACGAAGTTCTGCCTTCGCAGACGTGAACCCTTTCGCTGTATTGTCTGCCGCTGTTGCCGTTTGATTGAGGACGGTGACCGCGTTTGTGTTTACATTAAAGTCAATTGTATTCGCCATTTAGAATAATAGTTTATAAAGTATAAATATCCAAAAGGCGACGTTTACGGAAATGCGCGTTGTTTTCCAAGCGTAGTGCTTCCACATTTGTAGCTTGCGCTTGCCGTTCGCGATGCGTCCGAACTCGCTATTGCTTTTTATGTTCAATTTTATGAACTCTAAACAGGCGACCATTGCGCCAGCTTTATTTTGTAGATGTCCCTTTGAAGTCGCTTCCATTACTTATAATTGTTATTGTGTCACCTGCTGCGCTCAACGTTACGCTTCCGCTTCCCTCAACCGTTTCTCCTGTGTATGCTTGTACCGTTAGTGGATTAGCTCCCGAAACAACGCGTTGTATTATCAATTCACGTCCTGCCGTTGTCGTTGCAGAAGGAAGATAAATTGTTATGCCGTTTGCCGTCGTATCTGCGAAAATCATTCGGTCGAAATTCGTTACAACGTAGTCAGTCGTAATTGTTCTAACTGGTTGCGTGATTGAGCCGTTGAAACTCACAGGCGCACCGAATCGTGTTGGTGCTAACGAAGGAACTTGTTGCGTAATGAAGGAACGTGTGCCGTTGTTTGGTTGTGAGAAACAATCATTCTTTGTGCTGTTCCAATTGTAGCCAAAGCGCACACAACAATCTTGCGTCACTACCGCAGGATCACCGTTCGGTGTTTCCCAATTTAACGATTGGTCTAAGTTAGCGGACACGGGCAAAAGGTCGCAGCCGTTGTCGATGTCGAGAACGCGAATAAGTTTTACTTTCGTTAGGTCTTGTTCACCAACAACGTAGCCTTGAATTTCTAACACGCGCCAGAACGAATCGATTATCCATATTTTGTCGCTGAATTGAAACGTAAAAACGTCGTTGAGCGTTAGTGCGAACATTCCTTCTAAGATGCGCGCCTGACCATCGAATAGTTCTCGGTAGTAGTTACGCCACCAACGATTGTAAAGGTTGTTGTATGGGTTTGCAATGATTGTGTGCGGTGGTATTTCAGGAGCGAAGTTAAGGTCGCTATCTGTTACCGTCGCGTTCATCGTCGAGTAGTTGTTTAGACACTTCACCGCCGTTTGAATTACCGTGTCCGAAACCTCGTCGTACATAT